ATGATGCGAGTATTGAGTGACGTAATGTCTTGATTTTCTGTTTTAGATTTTCGGTTTCATCGTACATTTCAATTTTTTGTTCATAATACATTTTGAGCCACGAAACCAAATCTTTTAATAATGGTTTAGTGCGTATGTACCACTCCGATAAAGAGAATGTTTCGGTTTCGCATTCTATGTATCCTTTTACAAGAGTGTCATTTTCACACTTTTCTAAAAGTGGTTTTAGCTCGTAAAGATCGGTTATGATTTCGTCTAGTTCCGACCTTTTTCGACTGAGGTCGTCGAGTTCCTCTTCGAGCATATAATTATTTAAATATTTAATTTTTGAACTTGGGATTACATGAGTTCGTCATATAGGTTATCGTCCGAAGGTGGGGCTATATCAAAACCGCCGTCGCAGTACCCCTTATCACTTGATTTATTTTCAACCCAACGACTTTTTTGTTTTTCCATGGATTTGATATGCCACAAGGCGAGTTGGGGAGTGGGTTTGAGTCCTATAACCTTATCCGTTCCTGTCAGCTTGGTATGAATATCGTCGGACCATTTAATATGTTCAGCCCTTTTATACACGCGCCCCTGAAAGTCTGGCCAGTTAATCCAACCCATTTCATTTACATTGAATTGTTTACAAGTGTGCAAAAATTCTTGTGTGATACCCGGATGAATATTAATTCTCGGAATGAATATAACTTCACTACCCGTAGTAGAAATAATAGATTTAATACTCTTGATGATTAATTCTTGTGGCATTTCATCGGCATCTATGCCAAATATATAATCACCGGTCGCGACTTCTGTGTGATAACAAGCATTTTTATAAAATGAATCAAATGGACGTTCAAAAACAGTTACATGCTCGTTGAAATAATCTAAAACTTTTTGAACTTTTTCTGTTTTATGAAGACTGTCGACAACAACATGAATATTATCAATGTAGTCAATGGTTTTTACTAAGAAATTTAACAGTGAAAACAACTCGCGAGACTCGTTACACACCTGAATAGAGTACGTGATCTTAATATCGTCCTCATAACAAATACTCCTCCAATCAATGGACATGCCTGTAAGGTTATTATCAATGTATTTAGGTCTGTTATTCGTGCTAAGTTTATTCACATAATCCATATCAACAAGGTCGGGGTGTACATACCAATCTTCATAAACAACTTCTGGTTCGCGGTCATGGATATCATCAAACACCCTGACATAACCCCTCCTTTCAAAAATCGCACGTGACTTTTCCCGTGTTGATTTATAGTCACCAGCGCAGTAATAATCATGTTCAAAGGTGATGGTAGCGAACTTGTAATCATCGAACACTTCCATATCAAACTTTTCCAGAGCTTCCATGGTAGAACCGTTACCTGCATCTAGATCAATTTGGAGATAATCGATGAAGTTGGGCATGTCATTATCCTTTAACAGTTTCTTGTAATCGACCTTTGTAGCGTCGGCGATAATATGCACACTACCCTTCCTGTGCTCCTTGTATTGATTAAGGTATTTTTCATCAAATTCAATCATAATACCCCTCCATCCAAAATCCTTTTCAAGTGTGTATGTATTATTAATATCGATGGGGTGATTCGCACCAAGTTCTAAGAATGTTCCGTTCTTTTTTCCCTTTAGAACATTCAAAACAAATTTATCTTGAAGAGCCTGACCGTGGTAAATTGTCATTATTGTTAATTAAAGGCATTTAGCTTTAAGTGATTATGAAGGTTTCCGATCATGTCACAAATTTCTTACTAGAAAAAGGTATTAAAAACTGCTTTTCGGTTACGGGTGGATTCGCGATGCACCTCAATGATTCATTTGGTCAAAAAATGGATGTCACGTATACACATGGCGAACAACCCGCCGGGTATGCCGCACTCGGATGGTCTTCTTATGAACATAACCCGAGTATGTGTTGTGTGACGTCTGGGTGCGGCGCAACAAATGCAATCACACCATGTCTAATCGCATATCAAGACAGTGTACCCGTGTTTTTCATAAGTGGTCAGGTACAGAGAAATGACAACATTAGGTCTAGAGGTAGTAAAATACGAGGCTATTTTGGTTCGGACTGCGACATAGTGGAATGTGTGAAAAGCATAACTAAATATGCGTTTGAACTCACAGATCCATCACAGATACAAACTGTACTCGATACATGCTACAGGAATCTTACAACAGGTAGACCAGGTCCTGTATGGCTATCCATACCTGTGGACGTGCAGTCTATGCAAGTTCCAGATGTGTTATACAACCCAATCCCATTGAAATCGGTCACTGATGATAGGCTACCAGGTGATTTCTTGGAGGCATGGAAAAATGCGAAAAGACCCATAGTGTTAGCCGGAAATGGTATACACCTGTCTAAAACGAGGACAAAATTTAAGGAATTTTTAAGAAAATACAATTTACCATACGTCGTGAGCTTCTTTGGGAGTGATCTGGGCGACGATTACACGGGTAAGGTTGGAATAGTAGGTAATCGTTCGGGTAATTTTGCGATTCAAAACGCGGATCTCATTTTGTGTCTGGGGTGCAGACTCGCAAAGAGTATCACTGGATACAACAGGGATCTATTTGCAAGAGAAGCTAAAATCATACAGGTTGACATAGACAAGTCAGAGTTTATGGAAGAGAAGAAAGTGGACGTAAAAATTCACATGGAACTCGATACATTTTTTGGGTTCGATTTGCCAATGTGTGACACAGATCCAAAGTGGATCGAGAAAAACAAGGAGTGGAAGAACAGGTGGTCTATCGAATTACCAGATAAATCCGGTCCACTCGTATGTCCTTACAGACACCTAAATAAATTCTTTGACACAAAGGGTGAAAACTCCGTAGTCACGGCTTCATCCGGTTCTATATACTGTGTCATATGGCACATGTATAGGTGTAAACACGGTGATAGGTTCATCACAAGTAGTCATGGGGACATGGGATATGAAATGCCAGTAGCTATGGGTGCGTGTAAACATGGCCGAAGAGCCTATGCCATACTCGGAGATGGTTCTTTCCAGTTCAATATACAAGAATTACAAACCATAAAACATCATAATCTCCCTGTGACCGTCATGGTATTTAATAACGATGGTTATGGAGCTATAAAAATAACACAAAATATGGTATTTAAACGAGAATTCGGTACGAGTTCTAAGAGTGACATTACTTTCTGTGATATCAAAAGGGTTGCCGATGCGTATGATTTACCCTACTACAGAGTTGAAGACGATGAAGATGTAGGTTACTTAAATCAAGAAGAAGGACCAATCATAGTGGAAATAGTGTGTAACGCACAAGGTCGTTTTCCAAGAGTTTCTAATAAACCAATGCCCGATGGAACTTTTAAGAACATGCCACACGAGGAGATGTCACCATTCCTGGATGACGAAACACTGGATGATAATATGTTCGTAAAACGGATTAAAGATTGATCCAACTATAAGATAAATGAAAATCCTAGATTGCACTCTCAGAGATGGTGGGTACACAAACAACTGGAATTTCACTAAGGAGCAAGTGGTGGAGAGCTACACTGCGTGTAAGAATGCGGGTGTAAAGTATTGTGAACTTGGTTTTAGGCGTTCCAAACCAGAAGAGGGGTTCGGTGTGTGGTATCACACACCCGAATCTCTCATCAACGAGACGCTCGGGGATGTGATTTCAGATGATACGAAAGTCGCAGTGATGGCACAAATGGGTACGTTCACAGCGGACGATTTTGTACCAAAGAAGGATTCACTCGTGAGTATGGTGCGAGTTCTCATCGCATATCACTGTGTAAACAAGGATGACAGTGTACTCGATGTGGATCTCATAAAAGAAACATGTGAAATGGTGACTAAACTGAAAGAACTCGGATACGAAGTCACGGTTAACATTGGTAGAATAGACAAAATATCGGACACACAAATCGAAGAGACGTGTAAGCTCATCTCCGAATGTGAGCCAACATATTTCTACATCGCAGACACGTATGGAAACTTGGGTATCGTGAAAATGAATTACATCTTAGACGTCATTAAAAAGAACTACACGGGCGAAATCGGGTTTCATGCGCACGACAATCTATTGAATGCGACTGTGAAGAGCATAGACTCGTATTACAACGGTGTATCTATAGTGGATGGGACTATGGGAGGTATCGGGCGTGGTTCCGGGAATGCGAAGACCGAACTACTCATCGCACACACCATAATGAAAAACAAGGAAGGATATGATTTGTTACCAGTCTTGGAATACTGCGAAAAGTGGATCGGCAGTTACAAAAACAATCATGTATTGTATTTCATCACAGGGATGTATTCGATGCACGTGAATTACGCCATCACACTCATAGAGAAATACGATTTTGAATTCTCAAAGTGTTACAACGTGTTGATGCACATCTATAAAAATAATAAGCATAATTTCTTTGATGCCAAATATTTACAGTCAGTATGTGACCTTTTCTGATATACCATTATCAATCTTAATAGACTGACCGGTGATGCTGTTATTGTTAAAACATAACAGATGGCACATATTGAATATATCTTCTAATTCAACGAAGTATTTTTTAATGCACCAATATTCTTCGTTTGATAACGTCTTTTTTGTCATTTCGTTATCAATCGGACCGGGTAGTATGGCATTTATCAAAATATCCCGATCTTTCAAAGTGATAGATGACGATCGCACGAGACCACCAATGGCACTCTTAGACACACAATATGACATCTTGTTTACACGCCCAGATTCTTGGAGTATGGAACTGATGATACAAAGTCTAGCGCCATCCACTAACCTACCAGTACTTTCCAGGTAATGTAGTGATTTAACGACACCGTGAATGTTTGTATTCATCATTTTATCGTAAGTACAAACGTCCATGTTTGATATCGTATCGTTACAATTCATGCCCGCGCACCAAATAACGCACTTCACATCGTTGAACTTTTCCAAACCCGAAAAATCGTCTGGATTGGAAAGATCATAATCTTGACGTGTCACTCCAACCGAATTATCGATTCGATCGTGTATGTAGCTTCCAATGCTACCGGTTGAACCAAAAACGAGTGTCGTCATATAAACTATATTTGTATAAGCCTTTAAGTGTGTCGTTATCTTCTACCGTGACCTCTTCACTTAGGTAATACTCAAATAACCTTCTTATGGTAGGTATGTTTTTAGATATACCACCCGTTAAAAATATCCTGCGTCTGTTTTTGAATTTATCATTTAAAATGTCTACGTACTGTTCCACGTAACACCTAATCAGACTACACGCGAGTGTGTGCTTTGTTGTTGCATCACTTATACCGCGTATACCACCGTAATCATCGAATCCATACGAACTCTTGAAATACCCAAGTTTTATAGTTTCATTCGAGTTTAATATGTCGTCGTATCTCAATTCATTAAATTCTGGTAAGTTCAACAAATCCTTGTAAAATTTCATGCTTCTCCCGGACGGTATGTGCGTCACACAATTTAAAATGTAATCAAAGAGTGGTCTGTTTTCCGTGTCTTCTCTGAATGTACGGCCAATCTGTATTATCTGAGAACCAGTTCCCATGTTTATGATGATGTCTCCTTCCTCAAGTTCTTGATCTATACCCATCACAGCACTCTGTAAATCACCGAGTGGCGCGTACACGGGAGCATTACCAATCTTTCCACACGCAGTGGGTTCATATCTCACAACTCTGGGTAAATCAAAGCGACTTTTCTTTTGGTGTCTGTTTACTAAATCATAAAATCCAGTACCACACTCGAGTGTTTCATGAGATACATTGTACTTTTTATCCAAACACGCGTCTATGAGGTTTATCATCCGCCCACCATCAAACATTTGTGAATTGAAATAGGGTAACCCATGACACGGGAATAACCCAGTGTTTTTTAGATCAGATGTATCAGATGGCTCCACATCTTCACACATCCAAGACACATAATTTGGGTGTCCTTCTATAGCGAAGCCGTGCATCTGAGAACATGTGTATAGTTTATCAAAGTCATAAGAAGACAATATCTTTCTTATGAATTCGGAGAACTCATTGATGTTTACATAATCTTTAGTTAAATACTGAAATATATCAACTTTGTCATCATACATCACTTTAATATGGGTAGCACCCACATCAATATATAAGTTCATTGTTGATAATTAACAAAACATCTTTAACCAATTTGGAATCTAACTTTACCTTTACAAATTCTCTGCAATTAATCAGTGTGATTTCATCTGACAAAACCTTCTTATCTGATTTGAGATATTTCAATATGAGATCTTCGTCCAACACTATGTATTTAGTGTATTTCTTTATGATATCGATATACGGTTTATATCTTTCCACACCTTTGCCAAAGTATCTGTCTATAACATACATGCCTATCATGACCGCCACGCCGTGTGGAATCTTGAAATCGGACATACTTTCAAATACGTGACCAAATGTGTGTCCGTAGTTCAAACACAGTCTTATAGTTTTCTCAAGCTCATCCTCTTCTATCACAGCCTTTTTAATGGCTAAACATTTCTTGAGTGCATCTTCCAAATTATCAATTTTCCAGTCGAGGCCATCTAGAGCATACAATTTTAGTATCTCCCCAGTTCCGGAATGAATGTCTTCTTCACTCAACGTTTTGAGGAATTCTACGTTGATGATGACCCTCTTCGGTGGATAAAATGTACCCAGTTGATTCTTACTGTCATTGTGATTGACACCCATCTTGGAACCAATACAACTGTCACACATAGATAGAAGTGTTGTCGGTGTAAAAATCCAATCTATACCACGTTTAAATATGGCCGCACACATAGATGATATGTCTTGTGTTATACCACCACCCACTACGTGTAGCGTATCCTTTTTAGTAAATCCAATGCTCATCAAGTAATCTACTAATTTCAGTACAGTGTTCATATTCTTCAACTCTTCTTTGGCTTCGATTTCAAACATGTATTCATACTTGTCGTATTTAGATTTGTAAATATCATAAACATTTTTGTCTATGACCAAAACATCCTTACTTCCTATATCAGGTAATTCATTTGTGAAATCCACACTGTACGTCCTAAATATAGACTTGATTGTAAAGGACATTATACATTAAATGTAGCTAATCTTTAATAGAACAATAAGGTTCTCCCAATTCGGAAATATCTCTCATTTCCCAAGAAGCCCCAAACTTTTCGGCCCATTGTGAAAGTAAAAGTTTCTTTTCGTACACGAGATCAAACTCCTTATCGTGTAACTCACCATCAACATATTGTTCTACTGTACATTTTACATGTTTCACGTCTACGAAATCAAAGTATCTATCTTTGTCTATGATGACATGCTTTTCTCTCTTACACACGGCACTAAACCTCGTGGGGAGCTCGCCGTCTCCGTAACATCCCCATATTCTCAATGAATATGCGTCGGGTATGGTTTGTATTCTTTTATCTATGAGCCATTTAGACAACCCATAAGGATCCGTTGGTGGATTACCTCTGAGTGCCGCGCCACTCGAAAAGTAAATCAGTTTACCTTTGAAAACTCTTACCACATTTTCAAACATGAGAATATTTTTATATGCGACGTCACCATCATCCGGCTTGAGGCGACTTCCACCTATCACAGCACAGTGAATCACCACATCGTAATCGTGTTCATCAAAGTATTTTTCTACGGCACGCTGGTCCGTGAGGTCTAGATCCTGTCGTGTGACCCCGACCCAATCGGTACCTTTCAATAGATTACTTCCAACGAAACCATTTGAACCGAGAACACACACTCTTTTCATTTACTTAAAGTAAAAACAATACTTTAAGTGATATGTTGTTCCTCATAGACTTAGATGGAACACTCGTGAATAGTGACCATCTTCACTATGAAGCGTACGCTAAAGTACTCGGTGTGAGACCTGAACAAATACAAGAAATCGTGGAAACCATTGGAATGACAAAGTTTTTGAGTGATTTTACCAACCCGGAGGGTATTCGCGAGGAAAAATTACAAGAAATGTTAAAGATTGAATACCTAGAACTCAACAAAAATGCCGATAAGTTTATAAATTTCATCATTGACAATGACATAAATCATGCTGTCGTTACAAATTCAAATAGGAGAGTTGTGGAACATTTCAAAAGTAAACTCCCTATTCTTAACAAGCTCGAGAATTGGGTAGTTCGCGAAGATTATGTGAAACCTAAACCAAATCCAGAGTGTTACCAACTCGCGATCAATTTGTATGGAAAAGATGAAACGCAGGTGTTAGGGTTTGAAAATTCAAAAGAAGGAATTCACGCGTTATCTTGTGTCACCAAACATATATTTCACATCCAACCACAAACAGATTACTTAAAAGTTATAGATGTTATTAAAACACAATGCCAAAAAAGGTCTGGTATGCCCCCAACAAATTTGAATCGTATGGCGAAGAGGAAATTGAAGCTGTTAATAATTGTCTCCGCGATGGCTGGCTCGCTGGCTTTGGGGATCGTTCTGTCGAATTTGAGAAAAGGGTATCAGACATATTCGGCAAGAGACATGGACTGTTTGTAAACTCTGGAAGTAGTGCGATCCTTTTGGGTTTGTGTGCGCTCGACCTCCCAAAGGGATCTGAAATCGTGACACCGGCGTGTGGATTTTCCACGACAGTCGCACCCATCGTTCAATTGGGACACAAACCGGTATTTTGTGACGTAGGTCTCAATACGTATGTTCCAAATGTTGAACAACTCAAGAAGGTTGTCACGGAAAACACGAGGTGTCTCCTTCTTCCAAACTTGATCGGAAACACACCAGATTGGAAAGCCATTCGCGAAGCGTTTCCAAATGTGATTTTGTTTGAAGATTCCGCAGACACGATCACGAAGACTGAGTGTACTGATTTGAGTACCACGAGCTTCTATGCGAGTCATGTCATCACTGCGGGTGGCGTAGGTGGCATGGTCATGTTTAATGACGATGGCCATCTCAAGCGTGCGCTCATGTACCGGGATTGGGGTCGAATCGGTGATAACATCGAAGAACCGAGCGAACGTTTCAATCACTCTGTCGATGGCATCCCATACGATTGGAAGTTTTTGTATGGTGTCGCGGGTTATCATTTGAAAGCATGTGAAATGAACGCGGCGTTTGGTCTCGTACAACTCGATAAACTCGAAGGTTTCCTCAAGAAAAGGCGTGCGATGATCGAACGATACCTCGAAAACCTCAAGGATACGGAGTACTATACACTCCCGGATGATTCCAGACAACCAAACTGGCTCGCGATTCCATTACAGTGCCCAGATAGACTCGAGCTAGTGAAATACCTCGAAGAAAATGACGTTCAAACGCGCGTCACATTTGCGGGTAACATCACAAGACATCCGGCATTCCGAGAGTATCTCCAAGATTTTGAAAACGCGGATAAGATCATGAAGGATGGGTTCCTTCTAGGCGCACATCATGGTTTGGAGATCGTAGACGTAGATAGAGTGTGTGAACTCCTAAAGAATTTTAAATGTAATTAAATGGCTTAAAACAACTAATTTCTAATACATAAATGCCTATTGCTCTCGTCACGGGAGGATGTGGCTTCATTGCTTCCAATTTTATCAACCGGATGAAACACATATACCCAGATATTGAGTTTGTTACCGTTGATAAAATGGATTACTGTTCAAATGTAAAAAACATACATGAAGGAAAGGCGACCATAATTAAAGGAAATATTGGAAATGTGGAACTTATAGAACATCTCATACGCGAATATAAGTTTGATTACGTGTTTCACTTTGCGGCACAAAGTCATGTGGATAATTCTTTTGAAAATGCACTCACATTTACGAAGGATAACGTGCACGCAACGCACGTACTCATAGAGGCCTGTAGACATTTCATACCAAACGTTGAGTTCATTCACTTCAGTACAGACGAGGTATATGGCGAAAGTCTCACAGACGTACCATTTACGGAAAATGATGCGGTACTCAAACCAACAAACCCTTACTCAGCATCCAAAGCGGCGGCAGAAATGCTCGTGCGTTCATACATTGAATCGTTTGGTATGAATATTAAGATCATCAGATGTAATAACGTCTATGGACCGAATCAATATCCGGAAAAGCTCATCCCGAAGTTCAAGAAACTCCTCAAAGAAAACAAAAAATGTACCATTCATGGCACAAAAAGTGCAGAAATTAAACGAGCGTTCATTCACGTGGATGATGTAGTAGACGCGGTTGATGTGGTATGGAAAAATGGTATAACTGGTGAAATATATAATATTGCATCCGATCACGAACTTTCTGTCATGGATGTGACGAGGATGTTAATACGCATCATAAAAAACACAGAAAATTATGACATGTGGATAGATTATGTCGAGGATAGACCATTCAATGACACGCGGTATTACATATGCGCCGAGAAACTCAAGTCACTCGGATGGTCACAGAAAAGGGGTATGAATGATTTAATTAAATTTCTCAGTACATGATATAAAAATGGTTGTATCTAAGATAGATATGCAACAATTATCAAACCTGGCCGCGAGAACAGGTCAAGACATGGAAATGTCGTACGGTACATTGTTCTTGATCGCTGTGATGGGTGTGTTCTATATCGCAGTGAGCTCGGTGGGAATCAAGACCTTCAACGACTGCGACCAAGTTCAAAATTCGCAAAAGTGGAAAAACCTCAAGATGTTTTTGAGTCACACGATGACGGCGGCCATCGCCATGATTCTCACACTTTTGGTGACTAAGATTGTGAAATCCGAAGCCGCGGCGTTCGCGCTCTTGTTCGGTATTTTCGGTCTCATCGCATCTTCCATGACTTTGGCGATGACCAATGAATGCAGTAGCACCGCTGATAAGTCGGCTCGAAATTTTGGTATTGTTTCATTGTTGGGTCACATACTTTTGTTGATAACATCAATTTACTTGATGATGAAGCGCCGCGGTATCAAACCACAGATACCCGGTATGTCGCGCCGTAACGCACCCAGAAATGTTATGTCGAGTTACAAACAATATCCAGCAACAGCGCAAGGTGGCGTCGAATTTTAATGTGGATGTATAGCATATGGACAAAAGAGTCGTCTTAGTCTTGTTACTGTGTATGTGCAGTTGTTCAATTTTCGCGATGAGTGCACTCGGTATTTTCACAGCTAAAAAATCGGGTGCGATCGAAGGTACCGAAGAATATTATATACAGAAATATGAACTCGACAAATTGAAAAAAATACTCGTAGATGCGATGGTCGCGGACACCGTCATCGTACCAGAAGAAAAAACCGCGGGTGACTTTTTAGACATCGACGATTTCATCGAGTATAAAATACAATTTGCCGCTACTGAAGCACAAAGAAACGAAACGATCGCTCGATCACAACCACACATAGATCGTATAAAACGATGGTGTGCAAAACATTACGACGCGGTTGATGCTTTTAAAAAGTCCACCACCATAAAAATTAATTATCTCGACGGTACGCAGATTTCGGCAAAAAAATTTTACGATAGATACATGAACGGTGTATCCAATGAGGCTAAAGCGCTACTTTTAAAAATTTGTGGAAAGTAGATGCACGTATTGGATTCAATTCGAATTCTCTTAATGCTCATGTCTTATGTGATGCAGAAGACACGAAGATTAACATTTGAAGAAAAACACAAAATACTCGAATTCATGGGACGTTTAGTCACTCATTCAGATTTCACCACGCCGCGTCTTTCGCAGATTTACGCCGGATCTGAACCAGTGTGTACAGGCCAAGAAACGCACCTAATAGAGAATACATCGCATAATAATTAGAGCCACCTCTATATTGATATATACTCCACATCATACTCGCAATTATACCCGAGATTACATATTGCATATCGTATTCATCTATGTTTTTCATATTATACACGTCTTTTATTTCGTTCATAAATTGATATACCCCGATCGATGTCGCCACAAAAAGTAGGGTGCTATCTACATCCATTACAATTATTAAAGAAATTATTTCTAATATAAGTATATAAAATGAGCTCGTCCCCAGAAGCTGTCCTCGCTGGATATGACAGCAAGTCTAAAGAATCCAAACTCGTCATCGAGCGCGTGAAGGCGCTCGCGGCTCGCTACAAAAAGACTGGTATCAATAAGGAAAATATTTGTGGTGTGGTATCGTCTCTCATGATGGAAGTAAATAAAATCAAAGTTCTCACTGGTCCAGAAAAGAAAGAGCTCGTGATTGATCTCATTTACTCCATCATCGAAGAAATTGATGAAGGTGAAGAAGACTCCGAATTGGAAGTCGTTCTTAAGAAAATGGTTCCACCCATGATCGACAGCTTTTCGGTCATGCTAAAGTTAACTAAAGGTTGTGGTTGTTTTGGTAAGTAGATGCAGTTTCCTTCGCTTGAAACTATGGTAATGTACGGTATTTACACCATACGTGATTTAATTTTATATTCAGAAAACAAACTGGTACAAAGGAACATACGTGTTTTGAATGAGTGTGAAGCATGTTCGTTTGTATTCGAGGGGTGTGTATGTAATAATTGTAACTCTATTAAAAGAGACACGCGAATGTTTATTAGATAAAATGGCGCGATATCCTATCGTCACTACGCACACCACGCGCAACTTTTGCCTTTTTCGAGAGTGATTGTATATGTTGCGCTGAGAGAAGACTCATAAAAACCCTTAAACACGAATGTTTAAAACGCGGAAATCGCATTCATCAATTTGCAACGTGGGTGAGAAGAAAATTTGGTACACTCATCATACAACGCAAGACAAGTTATGGCGACGGTACGTCCCTTCCATGTGTACTCTGTCGAAAAATGATAGACAAGTACAAACTGCGATGGAAGGCATACGACGGTGAGGCTTGGATAGATAGTCTCAATTCTAAACATGTACCAAAATCAAAACCAACAAACAAACAGCGCAGACTTTTACGTTTTGGGCTTAATGATTAACCCTAAAGCCGATTCTAGATTATTTTGGTTTCGTTTTAATGGTTTTTCTCGCTTCAATTTAAGCGTTTCATTTTTACCAGTCGAACTGTTTATTTCATTCATCTTCTTTGTGTTTGAAATAATCGGTATAACCCTATCTTCTAATGGTGCACTATTTATCTCTTTGGGTTTCTCCTTATCTATAACGCTATTACTCCTAAATTCTTCTATGGAAAGATCACCACCGAATACATCAAGTCGTTCTCTGAGTGGAGCCATCGCGATCGATCCCAATTTGTTATATAATCTTTTACGCATAATTATGATATTACTACATATGATACCACCCCGTGTTATGCCGTATTTATCGATCGCGTAACGTTTCATACAACTCCAAGAGCAGAATATACCACACGTACTAAACTTGTTACGTTTCTCGTCGTATCTATAAGGCAAACTTAAACGTTCACCTTCAAAGGGGTGGCAACACCACCAACACCACATAGTTTAGATGTATATGTAAGTCTTTAAGTGTATATTTTTTTCTCAGTACATCACAAAATATGGGTGGTGGAGGAAGTTCAACCATCAACCAGGAATTTAACATGAGTGTCGTCAACGACATCATGTATAACTCCGTTACGAATAATACATCTATTAACGAAAATACTATGCAGAACATTCAAGGTATGGAACTCAATATATTGAAATCTGTCGGGTGTAATATAACTACCAGTCAAGAGATTACATCGAGTTTCATGGCGACGACCGAACAGATCACACAAAGTTTCCAGAATGTCTCGAATGATCTAGTGAGTGAACTCCAGGCACAGGCGGGTGCGGCTTTGGATAAACAAACTCAAATGGGTAACATGCAATTCGGTGATCGCCAAAACGTCAATCAAACGATCAATACAGAAATAGAGAACATCGTAAAGACACAACTCGAAACGAATAACCTCACCGAAACGATAAACAAGGCGGTAAATATTCAAGAACAAACAATTAACATTGGTGAAGTATACTGCTTTAACGGCGAATCCTTGACATTCAAACAAAACATATCTGCCGATCTCGCGGCGCAAGCCGTCGCTAAAAATTTACTCTCTGCGATCACTAGTAATGAAGTTGGTACTCAGATCGTAACCGAAGCTTCGGCGTCCGCTTCGACCGAAGCTGGTGGGGCCGCTGAAGTCATTGAATCGGCCGGTGAAGCCGTGTCGGGTGTGTTTGATGTGATAACCGGTCCCGCGAAGTATGCGATCATTGGCGTGGTGTTGTCGTGTATTATGGTAATCATTGCCATGGTCATGATGGGCCTGTCACCCGCTGGTCAGAACAAAATCAAAACTGCCAACTTTCCTAACATAAAAATGCCCGGTATGCGACGACGTTAATTTCATTTTTGTTCTCTGTGGTGTACTGTGACCACTAAAAACAAAAATACATTTACAAAGACTCGAGGTACGCGATCAATTTTTCACGATCACCCGACTTCACGAGTGGGATGATCCGAGCGAGTTTTTCTTCATCTTCAGTCAACTCTTTCGCCATGCCGTAGACGATGAATGGGTTGATAAACTTTTCTGGAGACGCTTCCTTCACGTACTTCACCGCCTTAGAATCACTTCCTTCCAAATTCTCTCTCATTCTGATGGAACCGAGCCACACGACCAATGCGATGAGAGAGACGACTAACAAAATCGTATTAAGTTTAGTGTTCTTCATTTACAGTAGATAAAGAAATAAATTTTCTTTAATTTAATGATTTTAAGTATAGATGTAGGTATACGAAATTTGGCCATGTGTCGATTTGACGAAACATCTAATTTAGTCATGAACTGGGATGTGTCTGGCGTGCCGCCTGAACACAAGGATGGTATATTCGTGTCCATGCGTAATCACCTCGATGAAAAGCCATGGGTGTTAGAATCAGACATCATACTCATAGAGAAACAACCGGATAGAAATAAGAAAATGAAGATGGTAGAGAATTTTCTTCACGCATACTTTGTGATAAGATGCCCCAAATCCGAAACGATCATTTACGACGCTAAATTTAAGATTCCAGACGTGTGTGGACCGGGTAAAGCCCAGTATCTTAAACGTAAAAAGGTATCCATCGAACGATGTGAGGCGTTTTTGAATAGCAATCCCGTGAATTCACATTGGCTTCCCATATTCAAAGAATCCAAAAAGAAAGATGATCTCGCCGATACAGTGATGCAAGCGATCAGTTTTACGAAGCGCACGGAACCACTGAAGAAGACCGTGAACAAAAAATTAGTGCCGAGACGCCCGAACCAAAATCAAAAAGAAACGAGATATTCTAAATCAAACTTGGCTTGGATTTATGTTAATAAAGTGGACTGTGAATGTCTAGAGAAGAACAAGCGATTCATGAAGGATCTCAAGAGATACTACAGGACCATCGAAGATATGAAAAAAGAATTAGATGAAAAATATCTAAAGTAAATTAATGCTCAGGTATGCGGCGACATTCCGAGAATTACCACGTGTACTAGAAATAATACGTAACAGAGGTGAAAAGGTAATAGTTGATTACGCAAAAGAAAATTGTAAATCACGTGAAGCATATGAAATAGCTGAAACGACAAAGAGAATCATCACCTCGCTTCCCATGAATTCAATGTGTGCCATAAAACTTACGAGTTTTGGGTCGAGAGAAAATGAATCTGAAGCGAAAGATTATGCACATTCTATCATTAAATATGCGAAAACGCGTGGTGTAAAAATATGCATAGACGCAGAAGATGTGTTGTATCCCGAAATATGTTACGACATGATGGCGGAGCATAATACAGTGAATGACATCAATGTTTACAAAACGTATCAAATGTATAGAAAACACGCCATGCGAGAACTACTGTCTGATATAGACGACGCACACAAAGATGGATTTAAATTGGGGGTAAAACTCGTGCGGGGTGCATATTTAAAACGACAACCCGATTTACTCGAAACAAAGGCGTGTGTGGATAATCAGTACATGCAGAGTATGGCGTATTCTCTCGTGTGCCCACACGTACACACCATGCTCGCCACACATAATGAACGGTCGCTCAGATACGCAAAACGTTTCGACAAAGAACGTTACGTCACCGCACAGCTTTTAGGTATGGGTAAAAACATAGGAATAGATTACAGGTATGTACCAGTTGGAAATATGTTTGAACTCACCCCGTACTTAATTCGGCGTCTCAAGGAGCGCATGACGTGGGATTAAAATACCCGTGTAATGTAAGATGTTGGTCTCATTGATACTCATGATAACAGCCATGGTAGTGCTCGTGTTCTATGAAAACATCATGGCGGACAAGGGTATCATAGAACCACCACCCACCGAACAATTATACCAACCCATACAGCGCAAATCTCTATGGGAAGGTGCGATACTGGATGCGTGTACGATGAGTGCGTGGAGAAAGAGTGGTGTGTGTTCGGAGTATGGAAAAATAAAAGAAGTCAGAAACGTATACGGTGGATGTAAGGAAGGTCTAGAAACAGAACGATATACCGACTGTTGCTATAAGGGTGACTGGGTCGACTCGGTTGCGTGTACACCAGAAGGCTTTAAAATCCAAAACAGGACACTGAACGGATGTGATCCAAGTGTGAATAGCACACGAAACATAGAATGTTGCTACGTGGGCGATTGGGTGGATGAGGGTGATTGCACACCCATCGGCAAACAAAAACAAATAAGAAGTGCGTCCGTAAATTGTGGTGATGACGTCATCACCACAAAATATACACCGTGTTGTTACACGACCGAGTGGCAAGATTGGAGTGTGTGTTTAGGTGGTAAAAAAATGCAAAGACGTCGGGTTAATGGGTGTGACCCGAGCTACAAAAAATCCCGGGAAGTGGATTGCGTCGATGAATAATACGTTTGGTTTGCGTCGTGAATGTCGTTAAAGATTTAAACCGTAGATGTACTAAATGCAAAAGGATGTCTTGGATCACGGATTTGTTCGCCTCGTGGACCACATGCCTCGGGAAGATTTGGATGCGGCCATCGTACAATCCGCCCGAGTCTCGTATGGAGATGGGACTAAAACCTCAAGAGGAGATCGGGGACTTATTCGATATCTCCTTAGACACTGGCACACCACGCCATTCGAGATGGTCGAATTCAAGTTTCACATCAAAATGCCCATCTATATCGCTCGACAGCATATGCGGCACCGCATGGCCAGCATCAATGAACTCTCCGCCCGATACTCCGTCGTACCGAAACAGTACTACGAACCAGACGTTGTGCGTGGACAATCGCGAGTAAACAATCAAGGATCGGAAGGGGTCGTCGACGTGGGCGATGAATTGACGTCTAAGGTTTCCGAAAAACTCAATGAATCGTTTGAGTTGTACCAAGATCTCCTCGATAGGGGTGCGTGTCGCGAACAAGCGCGTGGCAACCTCCCACAGTCGACCTATACGGAATTCTATTGGAAGATTAATCTTCACAATCTCATGCATTATCTCCACCTTCGCATGGATGAACACGCCCAGATGGAGATCCGTGAATACGCCAACGCGATTTATGAACTCGTTCAACCGCTCATTCCGGTCACCATGGAAGCATTCAAGGACTTTAGAATTGATGCCATGCACTTGACCGGACCGGAGATCAGAGCCCTCGCCGGTGGTGAAAAGATTGAATCACCGGGTGAGCGCAGAGAGTTTGAGGAAAAACTCAAACGTCTTAATATTAATTTGTAATCGCACCCCAAAAAAAATCTTAAGAAATAGTAAATGTTTGTCATCGCGGCCTCCACATCAGCGAATATCACGTCCATTCGTAAAAAGTTCAAAAAATACGGTAAACAAATGAAGAAACAGCGCGCGGACGATTTTGTGACCATTCGTGAGCGTCTTTCCGAAATCGCGGAGGGTGAGAAGACTCGATCCCGTGAGATTTTGGAAAGTCACAAAGCTTTCTTTATGGATGAAAAGAAACCAAAGAAGGAAGAAACGTCTATCGATTTTTATAAGAAGTAAATGCAAACCATGCACTCATGATGGATAACAACGTAAACATAGGTAAGTGCTCTATCATATTTCCAGCGAGTACCGCAGTCAATACACTGTATTGCGTGTATCGCATCTCTTTCCTCGTCTTTTCTAACGACCTTTTCATAGATGTTCTGGATTCCTCCAAACCCAGAACAGCTGTACTTATGTTTCGTATGCGCGACGGCATTTCCATGGACGTGGAGAGCGCTTCTTGTATGTCGAACGATTCTATGAATTGATCCTTTATCATGGGCTCTAAATATTCATAATAATTGAAATTTTCATCTAATTTTATACACGTACCTTCGACGGTAGAAAATGCCTTCGCGAGATACACGAATGATGTCGGTATCAAGAATGGTTTTTTATCCGCGAGAGACATGAGTATTTCGTCATCCAATATATCATTTTTAAATGCATTCACATCCAATGTTTCGAGATAATTTAACGTTGTTTTGAAGAATATCTCTATGTCATCGGTATCGGTGGTCGTTGGAACTATGATCTTCAGTCGTATGAGTGTGTCTACTATGCCCTTTGTGTCTCGGTTTATTATACATTTAAAGAGTTCTTGAAATCCCATTTTTAATTCATCCGAAATATCTATGACGAGTCCGAAATCGTAAAATACGAGTTTACCCTTATCCGAAAATCCCAGATTTCCCGGGTGTGGATCCGCGTGAAAAAGCCCCTTTTCCATGGTTTGAATCACGTACGATGTGATCAACGCTTCACAAATTTTCTTTGAGTTTACATTTTCGTCTGTTATTTCGGTGAGTTTATCCGACTTTACGTACTCCATGACTATCATGTCGTGCGTCGAAAACGATTCGTATACCTTGGGTATTTTGACCCATTTAACATCTTTAAACGCTTTTCGCATGCGTTTGGCGTTGTGCATCTCTTTTTCATAGTCGGATTCCGATAAAAGGTACTCTATCGATTCGTGCAAGACTTGACCGGAGGTCGCACCGGTATCTATGCCCACCCGCTCTAAAAAATTAACAACGTCGATTATGTTATCTGTATCATTTTTCATTATGTTGTAGATGGCAGGTCTCTTTATTTTTACCACGACCTCTCTGCCGTCGAGTAATCGCGCCATGTGCACCTGACCTATACTCGCAGACTTGAACGGTGTGTAATTAAACTCGGAAAATATATTATTGGTGTTTACAACATCTTTTACACATACCTCGTCTATCGGGGGTACATTATCCTGTAAAGATTCGAGCTCTCGCGTAAACTCTACAGGGTAAAGGTCTGCGCGCGTTGATACAATTTGGCCTAACTTTACAAAGGTTGGTCCGAGTTCTATTAATTGATCCCGAGTCCAGACACCGAGTTCGGATTGATTTTTTACAAAATTCTTCTTCCATAGGAATTCAGCCGCGAACTTCCACGTTTTACGTTTCTGTTTCACGGGTGAAGGTATCTTCAGTGACGCACATGTCAGCATCCTTACATTATTTGGATATTTTATTCTTTAAAGTCATGGCGTTGTACAGCGACCCGTCCGGTAGGTAGTGTATCGTCGTGTACGTCATGTGATTCGGATCCCAAACATATTTAGTCGAGAGTTTCACTCTACTCTGTCTCACGGTTCTTTGAATCATGTCTTCTCTGCTTCCGACGACAACACCCGTGTGTCCCGGAACGGCGGTTTTGAGCGCTCGTGCTAACATTGTGTTCATCTATACATGGTTGGTGGTAAATCTTTAATTCTGATAAAATTTAAAAAATAAAAAAATATTTTTTTCACTTTCTTTTTAAAGAAAAAAGTTTTGAAAAAAATATTTTTTTTATTTTACTTTTCAAAATTTTACAAAATTCTCGTCATTTGATATAAAATTGGTGTACTCTCTACATAAAAAGTTCCAAAAAACATGGTGTTACTTTAGAGTTCTACTCCGTCGATTGATTTGAAATAGATATAATCACTACATAAATTTATAAAGTAACACCATACTTTTTGGAAATTTAAAAACAAAAAATAAAAAAATATTTTTTTCACTTTCTTTTTAAAGAAAAAAGTTTTGAAAAAAATATTTTTTTTATTTTACTTTTCAAAATTTTACAAAATTCTCGTCATTTGATATAAAATTGGTGTACTCTCTACATAAAAAGTTCCAAAAAACATGGTGTTACTTTAGAGTTCTACTCCGTCGATTGATTTGAAATAGATATAATCACTACATAAATTTATAAAGTAACACCATACTTTTTGGAAATTTAAAAACAAAAAATAAAAAAATATTTTTTTCACTTTCTTTTTAAAGAAAAAAGTTTTGAAAAAAATATTTTTTTTATTTTTTTTCTATCGATATTATAAAATGTGGTACATTTTCTTAATTCTGTATGTTTCCTACTTGATCCTTGGTCCACATTGGGAATCCAAACTGATAGAGAAAAAACCCATGTTAATAGTCGACAGCGTGAGGGAGCTTTTCAGGAGATCTATATTCATATCTTACGTTTCACTTCTGTATACCGCGTGGTTCCTATATAGTCCATCGTACGCCACCGCTGTGAATGCCATCATACTTTCGGCGGGTGCGACGTACGGCTTCTACACGAAATACGGACCCGAGAAACCGTTTCCCATGCACATCATACTAAACGTATTTCTCCTATTCGCATCCATGCCGTACCTCGATTTCCAAACCGTGTTGACGGTGTGTCTCATGATTTTCTATCAACTCACGCGCGATGTGTTGTATCTTCCAGCTTAGTTGAATGCATTATTTAGTTGATATGTTAAACGTACGAATTCATTATAAGTTTTACCAGAATTATAATAGTTTTTATAATCATCTTTACGAATTTTCATTTTTACTGAATGCTTAACCGGTTTATACATCATACGGTTTGTGTTAGAATCGATTCTATTCATTATATATTCGAGTGTTTCATAATTCATGATATTTTTTACCGGGATATTTGTGTTTTTTAACAAAGACACGATCTTCTTTTGAATATGAAATGGGTATTTCTTAAAATTTGACACCAACTCTCGAGTCACGTTTATCCTTGATCGAGTCTTTAGTTGATTTGATATGATATTCTTTATATTTTGTGGTATGTTAGGTATATTTTTGCCCTTTCTCTCTATCTCGTTAAGAAGTGCCATCGCTTTATTTTTTCCTAGCAACCCCTTTTCTTTCATTAACGTTTTAGATGCAATATTATTAAGTTTTTTGTTTATATCTCTCAATTTATTATAATTATTATTATACTTTTTTTCGTAAGCGGGGGTGCGCGCACTATTTACAACGTATTTTTTAGAGTATTTGTTATAACTTTTTTCTACTTTCTTTTTTTGTTTGTCCCTTACTTTTTGTAATTTTTTGAGTTCCTTTTCAGCTTGCATTATAATATATGTATATTTTTTTGGTACTCTATTATAAATGCGAGTGCACGTGATCGGCGCCGGACCCACGGGCATGTCTATCGCATGGGAAATACTCAGGTCGACGGATCACGAGGTCATCGTGTACGACAGGAAACCGTCGGTGGGTGGTTCGTGGTGGGAACCGTCCGCTGATACGCGAGACATACACGCACACAGAATCGTATTCGATAACGCGTTCGTGAACACGGATAGTCTATTCAGAGAGATGGATATAAAATGGGATGACGTGTTTGAGCCGGTGGACACAGGTGTGTACCAGGTCTTATTCAAAAATTTACACATTCGCGACTACGCGGCACTCACGTCTCTCGCCGCGCGCGTGTTAGCGAAACAGACCAAATACAAATCCATATCGCTCAAAGACGCACTCGGCCCCCTGTCGGAATCGGGTGAAAATCTTATACGGACGATCACGTACGTGATGGACGGTGTCGGATGGGAAACCATGTCCGCGTACGAGTTCGTGAATAGTTTCGATCACGTAGGACTTTCGAAGCAGTGCACGCAGCGCGTGTCCGGTAAACACATGAACGATGCGATGCAAAATGCCCTCCTCGAAAAGGGTGCCACATTCATGTTTAACACACACCTAGAGAGTGTAGATTACAGAAAAGATGGCTACACGGCCACGTTTAAGGATGGCGTCTCGATAGACGATGGTCTCCTCGTGTTATGCGTCGACAACAGTAAAGCACTCGAACTCATCGGTGATAATTGGGGTGAAGACGCGGCTAAGAAAATAGGGCCGAGCACGTACGGCTGCATAAACGTCTTACTCGATTACGACGAACCCGTGAAACTCGAGTCGGATTTACACATAGGCATGAACACGAGACTTCGACTTCAACCGGTAGTACTCGCGGACGGAAACACGGTTTCGTGTGTCATATGTGATCTGACCGACGAAGTATTAGCCATGGAACCGGATGCACTCAAAGCGGAAGTCATACGAGAACTCAATCTCCCCGAACCCACGCACGCGAGAATAGGGTGGGGTGCGGAATGGAAGGATGGTTCGTGGCGATTCGAACAATCATCGGGTGTTTTGAGTCTACACGGACAATTGCCATTCTTCGGTGAAAGTCCTAACGTGGCCATGTGTGGTATGATGTCGCCGAGAAATACGCCATACTCGAGCATCGAAGCGGCGATAGAGGTTGGTCGGTCATTCTGTCATCAAGAGTTCGGTACGAGAAAACCACATCAACCCATTCGAATCACACTCGTGTTATTCGTGCTTATAGCTTTAATTCTAATAATCATATATACTAGGAAATCATGATTCCCATGGATTGTGAAGTGTACGAACCCATGTATGAATATAACGATAAAAAGTACATGCGTGTCGTGGTAGACAATAGGACGCGCGACTACATACAGGGTCTTCACGAAAGTAAATCGAGATTCATCGTGAACAAACGTAATATAGATGATCCACTCGAGGGTAACGTATTGACTATAAAGATACCATTCAGATACAGACGTGTGATGTGCACCATCGAAGGTGACACACCCGTACAATCTCTAGCTAAGGGTGACGAAGTCAAAATAGTAGCAAATTTTAGTGGCGCGTGGAACGTCGCCAATCACAGTGGATACGCGTGGGTGATTAAGACGATTCGGACTCCTCCTCCTCCTTCTTCTCCGGAATCTCAATCTCTTCGAGACCATTCTCTCTGAATCCCAAGAAAACCCGAAGACTTCCTTGGAGTCGGTGAAGTTCTTGGTACGTGGTTTCGACCGCCTCTTGGAGCTTCTTGATATTCTCTTCAACGTTAAGCTTTGGCATGCTGTATGTACTCTATTAAAGTTTATAGTCTTTAATACAGTAGAATGCTCACAAGGAGTGGATACATCATTAATAATCCATCTCCCGAAATAAAAAAAGAGCTCACGGTAAGAGCTGTGGTTAACGATGACTTCGGATTTCCACCACCGCCTTTTAAGGTATTTAGACCAACTAAGAATGGAATCTGCGTTCCAAGATACTATGGAGTTGCTAAAATGGGAGAACCTCACGACGACAAAAGACCGGAACCCGTTCGAATCGGTGTACGCTTCAATGGAACGCTCCGAGACGCAACACATCAGAACGCCGCACTTGCTGCGGCTCTTGATGCGGGTCATGGAGTCCTCAGCCTTCCGTGTGGGTTTGGTAAGACCACCGTTTCGTTAGCCATCGCGTGTAAACTTGGATACAGAACCATGATTGTCGTACACAAGGAATTCCTCGCGAATCAATGGGAAGAACGAATCAAACAGTTTTGTCCGGGTGCGACCATAGGTAGGGTTCAGCAAAACAAAAAGGAAGTTGACTGTGATTTCGTGATAGCCATGTTACAATCACTCTCACTGAAAGAATACTCATTCGGTGATTTTGATAGCGTCGGTACACTGATAGTCGACGAGGCGCATCACATATGTGCCAAGGTGTTTAGTCAATCCTTATTTAAGATGTGCCCCAAACACATATTCGGGTTGTCTGCGACACCAAACAGGAAAGATGGACTCACGAAAGTGCTTCACTGGTTTATGGGTCCTACATTTTTTGCCGTAGAACGAGAAAATCAACAGCAGGTCGAGGTGTTTCCCATAGAGTTCGAATGTGCGCGATTTAGAGACCCACCGCCGTGTACTCGATTTGGGAAATTATCACTCTCGACCATGATCACGGAACTCACGGAGATGCGTGAACGAAACGCGATGCTCGTCAATCTCATCGGTCGCATCGCGAAGAGTACGAGACAAATCCTCGTATTGAGTGATCGTCGACAACACTGCATGTTGTTGCATCAGTGTTTTCCAAAGAATTCAGGGCTTTACATGGGGGGTATGAAAGAAGTCGATCTCGCGGAATCGAGTACGAAAAAGATAATATTTGCAACATTTAGTCAAGCACATGAGGGCTTGGATATACCCTCTTTGGATACGGTTATTCTCTCGACGCCGAAATCGGACATAGTTCAATCCATAGGGCGCGTGATGCGAGAGACAAAAGGAAAGAAGAACAACCCAAACATATACGATATTTTTGACCAATGGTCGGTGTGTCACGCCATGTATAACAAACGTCTTCGAGTATACAAACAAGGTGGATTCAATATACCCAAGGTGAAAGAGGAAGAACCCGATGCATTTACGCGGGGTGAATGTTTGATAAATTTGTAATCTAATTATAGAATGCCATGCGATTCAAACAAAAGATCACAGCGGAAATATTATGAGCGAATACGTGATATACCACATCTCAGATTAGAAGACGTCACACTCGCTGATAATACTACAACGAAGGGTGTGAACATAGATGGTTCCATCGATATAGACGGCTATTTCATAGGCGATGCATCGAAAATAACAAACTTTCAATACTTCACATTCATGACACTCGATGACGTCGTGACAAATGGTAATACTACCAATCGCGGTGTATATTTTAATGGCGATTTGGAAGCAACTGGATATTTTTTAGGTGATGCGACATACATTACGAATTTACCTTACGTGTCAGGTCCGGTTGGGCTAACACTCGACGATGTTGTTGTGAATGGAAATACAGTGACAGTGCGTGGTGCATATTTTAATGGGGACTTACAAGCATCCGGTTATTTAATAGGTGATGGAACTTATATAACAAACGCCATCGACCAAACACTCGATTTAGATGACATAGTTACCACTAATAATGTATCGAGTATAGGCGCTGTGTTTGGTGGTGATGTGAGCGCATCGGGCTTTTTAATAGGTGACGGCTCTTTAGTGACCAATTTACCTATAAATACACTTCAAGAGGTCACTACATCGGGTTCATCGACAAATAAATTCATAACATTCACAAACGGTGTGACCTCGCTTGAAACGTCTGGGAATGTAGTGGTTACGGGGAATGTCACGTGTTCTAAACTCGTTGGAAGTGGTGAGTTTTTGGGTGGCGTAGCCAACACATATGAATTATCAGTGCTCAGTTCGAGTATATCAAGTGTCGAAAATAAGAAAATAATCACGAACACGAGTGGACTCACGGGTGTCACAAAGGGTGATTTACTCACATCTACAAATAACGGTGTGTTAGGTAAGTTGTCCATAGGTTCAAATGGTCAACTTCTATTAGCAGATACGACCACATCACTTCCAAAATGGGAAACGATTACAAACATATTTAATATAGGGTCGAGAACTACCGACCTCGAGAATGAATTTATATTTTCCAACACGGTAAACTTATCTTCACTCACGACCGGCGACATATTGTACGGATACGGAACGAATGACATAAGAAGACTCGCGAGAGAAACGACGGCAGATAACACGATTCTCACATACGGTGATTACGGCACTGGTTATGGACGCCTGTTGCGCATGGATGAATGGGGTGAAAATGTCATGTGGTTGCACCCAAGTAATTACGATACGAACGCGGGTAATGCACAAATATTTACAACTGGTACGAGTGGTACATTAGATTATATTTCGTTAAATCTCCTAACAGATCAAACAGCAATATCTATGACTGGTAGAATACCTATAGCAACTGGTGCTCCACCATCTGACCTTTTATTTAGTTTACGTTTTAACGATACTATGTTCTATTCTGAAAACGGTCGTTCGTATTCTGGAACTGGTGATACAAAACACCCATCCGGTATAAAATGGAAATTATATACATACGGTGACATATATGCAAATTATATACATGGTGATGGAAGTAAAATGGTATTTCCACAATCTCCGATAACCCCAGTTGGTGGAGGAACACTTAATCCGTCTGGTGCACCTGAATTAGGAAAAGCCGGACAATTACTCGTATTCAGTGATAAACGCCGTAAATCTAAAATAAAAGCCATGTCTACAACCCTCAACACACTATCTAAATTAGTACCAAAACTGTATGAAAAAGAAGGAAAACGCGAATCTGGGTTCATAGCACAAGAGATGTATTACGATGTTAGAGAAATGCGACACATCGTGTGGCCGGATAGAGATGCGAATCCAAATGATGACGCACCCGAAGCAGATTATTCAGATTGGGGTAAACGCTACGCATGTCTCAGATATTTACACTTCATCGCATACGTGGTGCGATCCATACAAGAACTCAGGGAGCGTATAGAAAGACTCAAAAATAATAAAATGTAATTTTAGAATGTCTTGTTCATCAAAGGGTAGGTCGTATAGAAAATTTTACGACACCATACCAAAAATACCAGAGACGCTTCAAACCGTCACTGAAAGAGGTAACACATCGACACAAAGTGTCGAATTCGAAGGAGACGTCGAAACACAAGGGTTTTTTATAGGCGATGGTTCTCAACTCACAAATATACCACCACAAACATCCATAACACTCGAAACTACCGTGACAAATGATAACACCGCGAGTCGAGGTGCATATTTCGATGGTGATGTCGAAGCAACCGGATTTTTAATAGGCGATGGTTCTCAATTACAAAATTTACCAGCCGCACCTAATATCACGTTACAAACGGTGGTCGCGAACGATAATGTTGCATCACGGGGTGCATATTTCACCGGAGATCTAGAAGCATCGGGGTATCTCATAGGCGACGGAACATTCATACAAAATTTACCAACACCCACATTAGATGCAGTTCTATTAAATGATAATGTCGCGACACAGGGTGCGTATTTCACCGGTGACGTTGAAGCTTCTGG